CAGTTCTGGAATAAATCGCAGTTCTTCCAAGTCAAACGCAATTAGGTCATACAATGTTACAAGGTTCAGGTCGTTTATTATCCGCTTTGCCCTGCTCGACAGCAAAACGCTATCGAGCAGGACTTTTTTCTGGAGACGAACGATTACAGCCTTGTTGTGTCGGTGTATTTCGTAACTGGTCATAGATTAAAATGGCAGGTCTGAACCGGTTTGACTTGGTGCTGGTGCAGGTGTTGTCGGTGCAGGCGGTGTCGCCTTAACCTTGACCTCAACTTTCCAGATTGACAAGGTATTAAACACCTTGACCACATCGTACTGCCCCGACCATTCACGACCTCGCAAGTTGATTTCGAATGATACGATGTCGTTCGGGTTGATGCCATCGAGCAGACTTACTTTGTCTCCCTGAGCCTCCAGACCGATGACTTGCGGGTACTTGCTGTCCCCATCAATCTCAACATGGATTTCACGCTTTTGAAATCCCTTTTCGCCTACCGTCTGAGTCGGGAGGACTCGTACTACTTTACCTTGAATATTCATAAAAATTAAAATGTTACTTGTTGATGATACTTTTCAAACTTCGCCCAGAACTTAATCAGGGCGTCCATGGTTGCTTTTAACTCCTCGATAATTTCGTTCCGCTCAACTCTGTAAATGTATAACGGCTTCGGGGCAAATCGTGGGTCGTAAGAAATGAAATCAAGCCACTGCAACTTCTCATTAACCAAGAAGTATTGATATACTTGCCACTTATGCTCGTTCGGTAGTCCACCCATCCGAATCGTGCGTACATGCGTCTTGGTGCTTGGACATTTGACCTCAACTGCACCGGAATAGTCCTTAGTTAAGCCATCTGGGCTCATACCCAGCCAATCGAACTCATCATGAATGCAGAACGCCACATCGATTAATTCTATGCCGGTCTGAGCCGTGTATTTCGCCTTGGCTTCGGGTTCGTATTCAGTCCCCCACTTCATCGCCTCGGATTCGTAGTTGTTCTCCAAGGCATCCCAAAGGTGGTCGTCGAAGCATTCCCGCTCGGCAATAAGTGCGTCCACTACGGGCAAGTTATCGGACTTCATGATGTCTTTGGTTCGGGACGAGGTTATCCGTCCAATCCTGAGGGCGTGCCACTCCCGACTGCCCTGCTGTGTGTTGTCAATTACTTTCATTTTCTATTTGGTTTTTGCGTGAATCCTTATACGATAACATTGCCGATTTTGTTTCGGCATCAAACGACTGCCACAGAGCGACCAGAGACGGCATATCTGCACAGGCGTTAATCGCCTCGATTTGCTTTGTCCAGTCCTTTGGCTTTTCCGGTGTCGGCTTGGTCGCCTTTACCCGAATTGCGTCCGTTACATCGCCAAACGCTTTGACTCGTTCAACGCCTACGATAATTTTTTGACCTGCCCAGCGTTCAATTATGGGCGTACCTAATACCTTTGTGATGGTCTTGCAGTTGGTACGGTTTAAGATTATCGGCTTGGTCTCGGCTGTTCTGGCTACGATACAGAGCGAATCTTTTCCGTCCGAACCTTTGACCTTCTCCTGCTGAACGGAGACGATGGTGACGGTGATTTGACCATAACTGCCATCGTTCTGAACGAGGTCGTGCGACCCGAAGTAATCCGTTGAGGTCATTTTTTTCCAGTGTGTGCTTGTTGTCATTGTCCGAAGTGAATTAAGATGTTGTGAAAGATAAGCATGCCGATTCCCATCAGAATCGCTACGAGCATGAAGGCACTGACCTTCTCGAAAAAGTTTGGTTGTTGTTTCATTTGTGTTTGTAAAATATAAGTGGAAGATAAACGGTTGTGATGAAGAGCCAGATTACTTTGATGTAGCGTGTCATAGTGTTAAGCGATTTCGATATACACGATGTAGTCACGGCAGTCGAAGAATTGACCATTTTCGAGTTGTTCAGGAACTTCTGCGTCAAATTCTAATTTGTCGAGCCACTCTAACAGGTAAGTTCTGGCTTTTTTGTCGCTGATGAACGATTCGGTACGATTGTACTGGCTGATGTGGCTTTGCTGGCTTTGGATTTTGATTGTTGTTGTCATTGTATGATGTGTTTAAGTTTTTTTTGTGCGTACCGGATGCGCACCCCCCGTTTGAATGTTATGCGGTCATGTATAACGCCTTTTCTCTTGCTGTTTTCAAGTATTCGACTTGATTCCAGAATTTAGCGATAAGCGTCTTAGCCTGCTCAAGTGAATAACCCATTTTAGTTAATTCATTTTCTGTTCTTGTTTGCATTGTTGTCGTTGTCATATCGTGTTGTTTAAATTTGATGAAGCAAAGATACAGCATTGTTTTGTTCCAATGCAAATATTTTTTTTACTTTTCTCATAACTCGCTGATTTTCACAGAGAAATTTTTTTGTAGCAACCGAATAAAAAGCGTGTAACCTGCCTGTCTATCCATTTTTTCGCCTCGTCCCGCCCGATGATTTCGATTGAATCCGTTGCAATATTGACCATGTTCACTTTAAATAAATCGGGCGTTTCGGTTCTGCTGACAATCGCTACCATCAAGCCGTTCAGGGTGACGCTGGTTCGTCCGGTGTCTGGGTCGTGCCGGTAGTCGTAGTTGAGTCCGATGATGGCGGGTTGGTGCTGTTCCAATGTTTCAATCATTTCGATAAATTTTTTTCTTTCCATGCAACCTTTTACGAAAATATCCGTCTTATTGTTACATTTGTAAAACTATCCTTCTGGCAGAGGATTCAAAATATTTCCGTAAAGGAAACAGAACCCCTTGAAGTAAGCGTCTGCCAGCACTTGCTTCGGGGGTTTTTAATTTAATAGAATGGAAGAAATACAACTTCGACCGTATCAGGTTAAAGCATTAAACGAACTTCGTGCGTCTATTGCTCAGTTTAAACGATCAATTCTTGTCATGCCAACAGGCGCAGGAAAGACCACCGTTGCAGGATTTATGGCAAGAGAATCAACCTTGCGCAAAAAACGCCTGTTGTTTATCGCGCACCGTACCGAACTACTCACACAGGCGCGATCCAGATTCCAGCAACTGGGACTGGCTTGCGGAATTATTCAGGGGCAAAAATCAACCATTGAGCCTTACCTAAATGTCGCATCGGTTCAGACCGTTCGAAATAGGTTGTCATTTATGAGACCCTATGACATTATAGTAATTGACGAATGTCACCTGTCAATGGCGTCATCATATCGCAAGATTCTTGATCATTTCCCTGACGCGTTTGTCGTTGGCTTGACCGCTACACCGCGCAGGCTGGATGGCAAACCACTCGGAGATATTTACAAGGGGTTAGTTAACCCTATTTCAATAAAGGATCTTGTCGAATCAGGTAATCTTGTTCCTGCAAAATATTCTGAAGCGGTATCCTCGGCAGACCTGACCGGAGTTGCTACGATTGCTGGCGAGTTTAGTCAATCAGAATTATTTTCAAGATTTGACAAACCAACACTTTATTCAGGCGTTATTGATCACTACAAACTAAAGGCAAATGGGACATCGTTCATCTGCTTTTGCGTCAATATTGAACACTCAAAGAAGACCGCAGAGGCATTTAATGAGGCTGGAATATCATGCGTGCATATCGACGGAGAACTGCCAACAAACGAACGCAAGCGACTGACAGACTTATTCCGGTCTGGGGCGGTTATGGGTGTCTGTAATGTAAATTTGTTTACTGAGGGCTTTGATGTGCCTCATGTCCAGACCTGCATAATTAATCGCGCAACTCAGTCCGAAGCGTTATTTATGCAGATGATCGGGCGTTGCTTAAGACCATACCCCGGTAAATTTAACGCCATTGTTCTTGATCATGGGCGCAATGTGACTGAAAGGCATGGATTTCATGACGACGACAAAGAATGGTCATTGACCGAAAAAGCGAAGAAAAAGCCTAACAAATTAGGGGCGTTTGGCGTTAAAACTTGTTCACAATGTCAATACATGATGCCTCCGTCGGTTAGATTTTGTCCTGAATGTGGGCATACTGATTATCAGCCAATCGAAAATAAAACCACAGAAGCGGAGATTTTTCGAGATATTACCGCCATTGACCGCCCGAAAAGACCTGAACATTTGCGGAAAAAATATACCGAAATGAATGAGTCAGAATTAAGGCAAGTACAGCAGTTATTAGGGTACAAGGACGGTTGGGTTTATGCAATGTTGAAAGTCAAA